AACTTTCAATCTTTGACGGGTGAGCGTTTAATATTTCGCCCCCTGATTTTGTATACATTTTCATTACGCATTGCCTCTAGGGTATCTGTAAGTGCATTGCAGAGTAATAATTACCCCGCCAATAGGGTCAATAGAACCATCATCTGTGTCCACTGCCGTTATCTGTGAATCAACAGCAAGCCCTGCCCTTGTCCTGTCTGCGTCTAGCCTTTCCTCGATAGCATCGATCACGTTGTTTCTTGCTGAGTCTATTTCCTTAGCCTTAACATAGCACACAATCTGATACTCAATCACCGACTGCCTCTGAGTTAGAGTGCCGCCTATTGTTGAATCTTCTCTTGACTCATTGCCCGACCTGACAAGTATGGCGGGGAACTGGGCGTTACTTAGCTTATCAAAGTCAAACGGCTCTCTCGTTACATACTGGAAGTTGAGCGGCTTATCTTTAGATGCCAGTACAGTAACAATATTAGCGGCTATGCCTTCGCGTAAACTCATTTACTAAAGCCCCTGAATACATAAGCCTCAAACACTTTCGCAAGCATCCTTTCGCCTTTCTCATTGATACCAAAAAAGGGTCTTTTCTTGTTTAACATAGCCCCCTTCTTCGCCTCGGTAGCCCTTGTAAAGAATATAGTTGCGCTATCATTATCATGTTTGTGGGTAATGCTGCCGCGCATGTTGCCCGACCATTTAAGGTTGACCACTTGGCTGCTGCCCTTTTTGGCTCTTTTGATTAGAGCATAAGCATCTGAGTATGGGGCAAGCGTACCCTCAAAGCCCTGACCTTTATCTAGGCCGTCTTGGATAATGTTAATACCCTTTAACGCTGCCCTACTTAAACCTAAAGGAGTGCGCTTTTTAAGCTGTGCGCGTTCCTCCTTTGTCAAGTCCCTTGCATTCTTAGGGGTAATAACTATCTTGGTGGTAGCCATCAGCGAGCCAGATACCCAGCCCCAATGGGCTTCTTTTCTTCCTGAGTCAAAGCCCCGTCACCGTCAGCGTCATACTCTACGCCATCCAAGAATACAGCCGCTATTTCCTCATGGTATCTTGTCTTGTAGAAGTCAATCATGGCTTGGAATCTATCACCGTCTACCCATGTTGTAAGCTGGGGCAGCGCATAACGCCACAGGACAAGATAGCTTGCAGCCTTCGCCCACTGAGACTCGGTTAGCTTGGCGGGGTTTAGATCGCCTGATAGACCCCTTCTGGGCCACCACTCAATCCTGATTTCACGCTCAATATCTGCTTGAGCTTTCGCATGTTCTGAAAAGAACCCTGCAATACCAAAGTCTAAAATGTCAGGTACTAATTCTTGCAGCGAGGAATCACTGGACATTGACATAGTTTTTTTACCTTGAATGAAAAAGTCCCTCTCCCCGATAGCGTCAGGGGAGAGGGCAATTAACTACACTTAGATTACTGCGTCACCAGTAACTTTAACGCCAAACGTATCATCAAGCTCGCCAACACCGTAGGCGGCAGTAGCGTTAAGCTCCCATCCGCGCATTGATGCGTCACGCTGCATCTCAATGTTGAAGTCTCGCTTCATTGCAAGAGCCATTGACTCTGGGGCAAAGACGCAACCAACCGCATCACCAGAACCATCAATAACAAGGTTAGACGACTGATAGACTTCTACGCCTCCCAGATTACCAACGTAGCCATTAGCCATTGCGACATTCTGAGCAACGCCACCGTTAGGGTTAATAAAAGCAGCAGTCAGTGCTGACTTGAGCGCATAAGCCTGATAAGGGTGGATAACAGCAGATATTGCACCGCTAACCTTATTGGCTCGGAGTATCGCGGCAGCTTTAAATATTTCTACTGCTGTAACCTCTGCGCCAGCCGCACCTAATGCAGAAGAAAATCCTGCAAACAATGCAATCAGGTCTTGGTCCATCTTGGTAGCAATTGCGTTACCTAGGACAGTGCCTAATTCTTCAGCGGGGTTTCCAGCACCATAAGCAGCCATGTCAGTCAGCAATACCTGTGCGCCAACTTCGGCAACAGTTACAGTGATAGAAGATGTTGATACGGTTGTGCTAGCCATATCAGTGCCTTCTGTCAGTGCAGCGGCAGCGATAGCAGGATACTTGGGTACTTGAATTGTCTTGCCAGCAACAGAGCCAATGTCATAGCGGGTAACTAGACCAGCCATCAAGCTCTGTTCTTCAGCGGTGAATCGTGCCTGTGCAATGATATTCGCAAACAGGTCGTCAAGGGTGGTACTTGTAGTTGCAGCCATTTTAGTATGCCTTTATAAAGTTAAACGGATTATTATTCCGCTGCTCTAAAAAAGCATACGGAAATATTACTTACGGTTTTTCTTGGTGGCAGCAAAGGCTTCTTTGCCACCGCTGTTCCAAGTTTCTACCATATCCGCATAACTAACAGGCTTTTGCGTAGTGCCTCCAGCATTCCCCTGTGAACCGATGCCGCCTTGAGTAGCGCGTACATGGTGAGGGTTAGCCGTAAGAAACTCTGATACCAATTCATCAACTGATAACAGACTTCCTTGTTTATTATATCGCAACAGGCCCTCGGTATCTAGTACCTCCACGTTGCCGTCCTCTGCAAGTCGCACACGACTCTTTAGCAACTGACTTACCTGAGTTGCATCAACGGCATTGTTTTGGCTAGCAGAAGATAACAGGGACCCGTCTACAAGGGTTTGCTCTAGCTTAGACTTGTAAGCCTGTATCTCTTGGTCTTTCTTTTCAACCGTATTCTTTAGGATAGACTCAAACTCTCCTTTTTCTTTTTGACGGTCAAGAACTGCTTTTTCTTTATCGTCAAGCAGCTTTCTAGCTTCATCTAAATCAATGCCTTTAACCTGCCTGTCAAACTGCTGTTGTTGTCTGGCCAGTCTTTCACCTACAGCTCTTTCAAGCTCTTGCTGTGTAAACGTCCTCGGTTCACTGACTTGCTCGGCAACACCCTGCTCAACCTCAGTATGCTCTACCCCTTGTTCTTCAGTCATTTTAATACCTCGCTTGTTAAGTTTAGGCCACGCTTTTTGGCCTCACGCTTCTTATCAATATGCACAGCAGACGGCTTTGCGTTTCTGCCCTTCCGGGCCACCGCTGAAGGCATTTCAATAATCTCTATTTTCTTTTTCATTTTAAAATTAGCTTTGCTCGCTATCTTTGTCTGCATTAACGTACATATTTGCTAATGTTGCCGCTTCTAAAATGCCGCCCCACTGATCTTCATACTCAATGTCTGCACTGTCAGACAATTTAAGCAGCTTGTTTAAAACCGTGTCAGTTATCAGGTCGTCGCTAAATAGTATCTTTTTTGCTTCTGCAAGGTTTTCAATGCTCATGGCTTTTCTAATCCTATAATGCTATTAACTTTGTCATAGTCTTTAACTGAAAAGGCGTCAAACAGCTCTAGCAATCTTTCATCAACAAGGTCTTTCCTATTGTTATGATATGCCGCAAAAGCCTCCGCAAAAAACTCATGCTCATTTGATCTTGCATACTCGCTTGCAGCCTTCCTGTTACTTAAACCTTTTAGCCATTTTTCTATAGGTGGGGTTAAGTAGCGCGCAGTAAAGGCTAGCCGCCCATTTACTCCGTATTGCTGGTGCACTTGATGCCCGAATTCATGAGTGATTGTTGCGTTAAATTTATCCTTTGGTGCAGGCAGTTGACTGCTCAGACTCCAAGGTTGCTGTGTAGGGTTATCTCCTAATGTCCATTTTTCTGGCGCTAACCGACTAGAAAAGGCGGTGCTTTCTATTAAGTCCTGCTCTGCCTGAACCAGTTTGAACCTTGCTTCTCCTAACTTTTTAGATGCCTTAGCCCGGGCGGCAGCAGTTGTTGCTGCAACGTATTCGTCCCCTATAATAAAAGATTCTTCTTTTAAAAGAGCAACCCTATCTGTCAGCTCATCTACGCTTAAATAAGCTCTGCGCCCGTTCTTCTCAAGGTAGTCATGGTTGACAGATAAAATGCCATCTCCCATCGATGCGTTAGTCCGCTTTCTTGCTTTAGGTACAGCTATAACGGCTCTTAGCTTTGGCACGTTGTAAGTGTCTGCCATGTTATTAACGCGCGTTATGCTTTCCTCAAGCATCTTCATGCTGTAGTCAGCCGTCTTAGGCATTGTTACTTTGCCCTCAATCTTTGCTGCATACTCCTGATCTGTTACCCCTTTCCTTTGTTTGTGATTGAACCTTAAACTTGCGCCAGCACTCGGGCCAGACGGAATAGAAGGATACCTTTTGTCACTGGCGCCTACAGATAAAGTCTTATCAATAACTTTTTTGGATGCCGCGCTTGTGCTCAGGTCTTCTGTTACCTTTAACTTTTTAGGCTTTGGCTTCGGTTTAGGCACTGGGGGCTTAGCTGGCTCAGTGTTTGATATATCGCCTTCAACGTCTGGGATATAGGGTCTAAAGTGGTGGCGGCAGTTATACCCGCCCCTTGCTATCAGTCCATCACTAGATGATTTACCCGCCCAGCTACCCTGCCATATTTCGTCAATTTCTGCTGTTGTATACACTTTCCCTACATGGTCGCGGCAGAACTGGCGGGAGTCATTGATTAAATCCCCATAATATTTCCAAGTATCAATGCCTGCATCTCTACCCATGCTTGTGTTAATAGCTGCGTCAAATTGCATCAAAGAGTCTTGAGCCATTTGAGTTGCATACCGTCTCATGTTGTTGCCTACCCTGTCGGAAGCATATACAGAGTGCAGCTCATCAACGGCTAGTGCAGCCAAATCAGGCGAGCCGTTCTTAGCAATGTTAACCAGCTTTTCTATAGCGTCATTATCTGAGCTGATATACACACCGTTTACCGACTGACGCACCGCTTTGACCATATCGGTTTTTGTTCTGCCTGTAAGAGTGCTCTGATAGATTTCGCTTGAAATAGTATCTAAATGGCTTGTAGCTATATCTTCAAAGCCTTTAAAGGTTAAGCTCTGAAGCTGCTTGATAACGTCTGGGCTGGTCTGAGTAAAGCTACCGTACTCATTCAGCATGTCTAAAGCCTTGACTGAAACTGCCGAATAGTCTTTTAAAACTGAGGTGGCTTCTTTCAAATAGGTTTGCCCCATTATCTTAGATAGCTCTGGCCTAGCTTTAACCGCCCACTCAAGATCAAACAAAGCACCCGCTTTCACAGGTGCAGCATCTAATGCGGCAGCAATCCTATCCTCAAGCTCCTGTAGCGCCTCTGACAGCCTTTTGGCGTGCCTGTCTGCTAACTTATCAAGGTATCCGTCATAGTTGTTGTCAGCGGCCATTATGGGCCTTTAGACGGAGTGCTGACTGGGGGCAACAATGTGTCGCCTCCTGCCAGATCAGTCAGCCCGACCTTTTCCCTGACTTCATTTGAGGTCACAAGGCCAGCATCGATGTGATACTTGTATATCTGCGTCTTGTCTGAGAAGTCACCGACTACCTGTGTCAGCTCCTCAATCTCAGTGTGCGACTGAGCCAGCAGCTCGTCATCAAGCACAAGGTCAGATATTTGCTTATCTACCTCACGCATTAGAGTAACCGACTTGACGCCACTAGACCTGACCTGCTGCAGGAATGTTAGTTCTTGCGGGTAGTCCCTCAAATCAAAGCCGTCTGGGTAACTTACCTCAACGTCTGGCTTAACGTCCTGCCACTGGCAAAAGATGTGCCATAACTGTTCTTCTGCTAGCTCCAGAATATCAGCCTTTTCTGACAACTTCGCATTAAGCATCTGGAATTCGGTCTGCATTGCGACACCTGAAAGGGTCAGCTCTTTGGCCCCCCGGACTGCCCCCATGTGAGCCATGCGGTTGATGCTGTTAACCTTATCCGTAATTGATGCCCGTATAGCGTCTAGGTTGCCCCCGTTTGGCTGTAGTTGAAAAGGGGTCAGTGAGCCGTCTAAGTCATCAGGGATATTTATAATCGCGCCAGCACCCGCTGAGGCATCTGTCTCGTAGGTCTTAACGAGCGTGGGGTGGTTGGATATTCTAATCAGTTGCTCTATTTCGGATAGCTCCTGATAGATGGCTTTCTGCATATAGGATATGTCGGATAAGTCACTGATACCAATCCCCCTGACAACTGACCTTGCAGCAGGTAGATAAACAGCGGGTATCTTGCCCAGAGTATTAACGACCTCCTCCAACTTTTGCTCCTCAGTACCATTGTATTTCCAATACTCAACTGTGTCTTTTCGCCAGACCCTAAAGTAACTGACTGTCTCGGTAGCACTAACCCTGTCAACTGACTCCCTAACCTTCAGATAGCACAGCTCAAATCTACCGCTGGCTGTTCGTTCCCACTTCCAGTCATACACATTCTCAGGTGTAAACATTGTCAGGTAGGGTCTAATCTCTTGCTCTAGCTCCTGTGCCTTTGTCCCAGCATTAGACTGTGGCTTATCCAGCATTAGCCACACATGGCCGTATACGCTTGACCAAACCTGTGCGTCACGCATAAAAGAGTTAAGCCCTTGGCCGTCTAGGTTGGCATCAGCTATAAATGGTTCAAGTGCTGAGTTGCCAGCCAGTGAGTTAAAGTTGCGGGTAGGTGGTACGCGCCAGAGAAACGATGAGTAGATATGAACAATGTTACGGCAGTGGTTATCCAGAGGGGTTAGCTTCAGCCGTCTTGAATAATCCTCCTTAGACTCATTCAGGTAAGAGGTCAGGTAATTGCCGTTGGTATACTCCTCCCCGCCCATGTATGACCGCAAGTAAAACTCCCAGCGATAGACGTTGTTCTCATAGTCGGGGTGCTGATATTCAATCTCTCTCATGCTAACTCCAGCGTTGAGGCTTTACCGCCTCATGTTGTTTGCGTATTGGAAACAAGTAGTCAACAGCATAGCCCAGTGCATCATTCATATGGTCATAGCCTGACTTGTCTGGCTGGCTTGTTCCTTCCTTATAAGTCTGTCGCTCAAGCGACTCAATTGTTTTCTTGCATCTTGGGGCAATGAATAGCCGTCTATCCCCGCTCGATGACTTAAGCCGGGAGTTGACAGCATTTACCCTGTCCCTCACCGCTGTGTGTACGTTCTTAACCCTTACCTCAAACCCTGCATTCTGTAGTATTGAGAGGTCTGTTCTGCCTCCTGCTGAGGTCTTACGCTGCCTGCAAGCAGGGTCAGGGTATATTGTAATCTTTTTGTTTGCATATCGCTCCTTTATCTCGGCAACGATTTCGTCAGTATTAGACCCAAACATAACCACTTCATCAATGGCATACAGGTTATTCCCGCGCTTTAGCATTACTACCGCGCTCATAGGGTCTAAGTTAAAGTCCATGCCAATGTGCAGATGGTCAAGCTCTCCCTCGAACTTAACAACAGAGTGCTCTCTTGCAAAGCTGTAATAGATAATGCCCGAGTAGTTAACGAACTGGGCCAGATACTCCTGCTGAAAGGTTCTCTCATCAAGGTCTAGTCTTGCAGAATCGAGCTCTGACTGAGGGACATTGCCCCCGTCTAAAGTTGTAAACTGAAACGACGACCACCCATCCTGACTGTCAACGCCTTTGCCCCAGAGGTCATAGAAGTGGTTTCTTCCTTTGGGTGTGCCGATAAACATAGCAGAGCCGCCCCTGTCGCTCAGTGAAGGTCTCAAGACTTCAGTCCAAGTGTTAGGCTTCATGTCGGCAATCTCATCTAGGATACAGAAATCAATCCCCCGGCCCCGCAGGTTGTCAGGCTTCTCTGCGCCTTTCAGTGATATTTTAGAGCCGTTAATCAGAGTTAGCGTCAGGTTGCTCTCATTCTTTTTGGCAACATACTGGGGCGGCATTACCTGAGCGAGCATGTCCCATGCTATTTCCTTTGCTGACTTATAAGTAGGGGCAACATACCAGCAGTGCTGGTCAGGCTTAGCTACCGCTTTGCCTATCAGCTCCAGTGCCGATAGATAGGTCTTGCCAAACCGCCTGCCAGCAACAACAACCCTAAAACGGGCCTGACAAGAAAATATCTTAGTCTGTGGCTTGGTCAGTATCATGGGTCAGTATTACCTGCATGGGCGGTATGTCACGCTGCTCTACAGCTACCTCGCTCCACCCTGCTTGGCATTTAAGATAAAACATAGCGGCAGATGTATGACCGTCTCTAGCCTGCTGTAGCAGCCCAGTGGCAACACTGGCTATAGCTTTGGCCTTCCCCTTTTTATAAGCCGCAGAAACTTCTGGCTGGCGGCCCTCAATAGCTCTCAGTGTGTTTTCTGATATATTGTAGTAGTCAGCCACTTGAGCCTTACTTAGAACGGCTGCAAGGGCTTCTAGCTGGGCTACCTGAGTCTCACTGAGGGTTACAGGCGGCCTGCCTCCCCCGTCACCCTGATTACCTATCTTCATTTGACAACCATTGCTTGAATATCTGATAAGCTATCTGTGCAGTCATAACAGGGGGCACACTCATTCCTATAAGATATTTAGGGTTTACTGATTTAAAATTGTAGTCAAGCGGATAGCTCCCTGCATTCTGTAAGTCTTGAGGAGTAAAATGCTCAGCATCAAAGTGCCTGAACATATCAGACGAGGCCACTATTGTTGGGCACACATCTGAGTCTTTAACTATTGGGCGAGTGTAGCCGCTTACCTTTTTGTATAGCCTCATATTTATGTCTGCTATCTTTTTGTCTGACTGCATCCTATTTGCAAGCAGGTGCTTTGTCATTGCAGCTACAGGTCTGCCGCTGCCGTTCTGACTTCTGTACTCACCAAACTTAATAGCCTTTAGATTAAACTTTAGCTTTAAAAGAGGAAAGTTAAGGTCTTTTCTTTGGCATATAAAAAACACTCTTTCTCTTAACTGAGGCACCCCCATCGATGCAGCATTTAACAAAAACAGTTGCACCTTATACCCAGCATCTTCAAATTTACTTTTGATCGATTTTACATAAGCCTTTGCGTTGCCTGCAATTAAGCCCTTTACGTTTTCAGCAATTACAACTTTTGGTTGCAGCTTTTTGGCCAGCAAAATGTAATCAAAAAACAGGTCGTCTAATCTCTGAGCTGTCTGACCTTCAGCAAACACTTTTTCTTTGCCCCAGTCTTTTTCCCTGTTGCCCGACAAACTAAAAGAGGAACAAGGAGGGCTTCCGTCTAGTATGTCTAAATCATAAAGATCATCAGGAAAATCTTCCCTGTCAGCAAAAGCTCTAATATCCTCAAGGAATAAATGCTTAGGCTTGTGGTTTGCTTTGTAAAGGTCTGCCATTCTAGGGTCAATTTCAACGCCCCCTAAATGCTCATACCCAGCAAGTTTGTATCCCATGGATGAGCCGCCACCACAAATAAAGGTTCCGAATACTTTGCGGTTATTGCTTACCACGTTTTTAGCGGGGTATCCGTCTGACATGCGCCATGAGTAAGGAAAATTCAAAGCCCGAGGACCTGCAATATTGCAACTTCTTTTGATTCATTTATTTTTCTCAGAGCCTCGCTAACAGCACCAAAATCTTCCGCGCTCAGTTTAAACTTCAGCTCCATTAAATCATCAAAATCATCAACATCAATTTCTGTGTTTTTATCAGAAAAATCTAAAGCTTCAGAAAGGCCAGAAATAAAATCATCGCTAAACCCTAAAAGATCAATATCAAAATTAAGCTCTGCAAGCCTTTCAACTTCAACCTGCAGCAAGTTAAGGTCCCAGTCGGCATTGATAGCAATTTGATTGTCGGCAATAACATAAGCCTTTTTCTGTGCTTCAGTCAGGCCGTCTAAGATAATTGTAGGAACCTGCTTTAGCCCTAGCTTTTTTGCAGCAAGAAGTCTCCCATGCCCAGCGATAATTGAGCCAGTGCCATCAACCAATATAGGATTAGTAAACCCAAACTCTTTGATGCTTGCAGCTACCTGTAGCACCTGAGACTCGGTATGTATTCTGCTGTTGTTTGAATACGGTATTAAGTCAGCGGCATTTAGATATACAACCCTAAGGTTTGGCATTTATTTTCCTCAATGTTTGGTTTCAATGTTTCTGTACAAGCTGTCTTGCCTTTCATACTCTGACTCAAAGCATGGCGTGACAATACACTCTACCTGCTGATACCCAATACCGCTCGCAACCCTGACGGCATTATTAAACCCAATAACAGTACAGATGTAATCTTGATGCCCTCCGTTATCATCTGCCCAGTAAATGCCATACTGGTCATCAAGCAAATAAGCAACTCTAAGGGTAGTGCGATATGCTTTTTCCATTACAATATTCCAATAATAGATCTAGCAAAGTATAAGACGGGTATGCATTATAACAACTTATGTTATGCCTATCTAGCAATATTTCGGGGTGTACATCCCGTCCCACTCCAGAGGCTCGCGCCACTTCTTGTGTGCTAGTGGATGGGTGTTGCCTTGCTGATACTGACCGCGCTCAACTTCTCGGGCCATTAAATCCCTAACAACTTTTTTGGCGTCATTATTATTGCAGTTGCATGTGTTGCGAATGTCTCTTAGATAAAACATTCTTTTGTTTTGCCAGTATGATGATTGCCTAAATATTTCTGTGTAGCTTTTGTCTTGCTCCAAGATTGTCTCCCTATCATTTGTTTGTTGCAAAAATATCAACTCCGTAGCGCTCATATAGTCGGTGGTAGCGCGTTACCGCTGATCTACAGCTACCGTATTTTTTAGCAATCTGAGCATAAGTCATGCCTTGATTTTTCATTTCACTAATTGCTGTAATATCTTTTTTGCTGCAAGTAGGGACCCACACATTGTTATTCACAAGCAGGCTTCCTGTTCTTATAGTCAGGCCAGACACCATTACAGACGTTTTGATAATAAGCATTTTCAGCAGATAGCTCTGCCCTGTAATCGCTTTCACCGACAAAGCCCATCAAAAGAATAACGGCAAAGCCTGCAACAATCCAACCTAATTTAATACTCATTTTTTTCTCCCATAATCTGTCTAAATGCTAAAAGCTCAACCGCCATCTTCATAACATCTGAAGGCGGCAAACTTTCCCAATGATACTTTTGATTTACAAAATGCTTAAGAGTCTTTGTTTTTATTCTTCTATCTTTAGCTTGGATTGCTATAAATTCTTTCAGCTCCATAATTTCTACCTGTGGGCATTTACTCATTTTTAGTCCTCATCATAAACCTGCAAAGCTAATGTTGCCGCAACTTGAACCGCTGAAGCCGCACCCGCTATTTGCAAGTCGTCGATGTTTTCGGTGTAGGCTATTAACTCAACAAGATTTGTAGGACCAATAGTTACGACAAAAAGCCCATAACCCTGAG